CCCGCCTTCAATGAGTCTCTCTGAGATCTGATCGCGACTCTGTGGGTTAAACGGAACTTCTTTGGTTCGCATCTCGCCTTTCTTGACGTCCTTGTGTCCTGCTTCGTTCGCCTCTTTCTTTGTCAGCCACTTCTTGCCATCTGGTGTTACCCACCAGGGGCGCTTAGTCTCAACGACGCGGGGCGGGAACGTGTGCTGTAGTTCGCCGTCGAGTTCAGCGCGTCTTGTCACGAGCTTACTGAGGAGCGTGTTGGCCCCCTCGACGTCAAACGGGAACCCATGTTCTTCTTGGGTTCTTATGGCCCGCGCAAAGTCCATCTCAAGCACTAGGTCCTGGTCAGTGTGCGTCCGGTCTTTCATGAGGTAAGCAAAGAGGGCCTCGTTGACCACCACGTCCTGGACACAGTAGTCTTCCATCTCTTGGCTCCAGTGTTCCCAGGTTTCGGTAGACCCGTGTTCGTCTTTGTGGACACCTAAGCGCATCCCCCATGACTTCAATGAGTGTGCTCCGCGCATAAACGTAGGGAGCTTCGCTTCGTTCCAGTCTTCGCGTTTACGGTCTGGGTGGTTGAGTCTACCCAAGACCATTGTGTCGATGATAGTTGGGTGCTCGAAGCCATACAGTTTACGTAGGGCCGGAAGGTCGAACCCTATGCCGTTATGTGCGACCAAACAGTCAGCCTTAGATAGTCTCTCTAGTGCTTCATTAATATTATTACACTCACTGTTGTTGCGATAGCGGTGGGTCCCTTCGTTGTCCATGATGACAATACAATGCACAACCTCTAGTCCCTCCAGGGTATTCCAGTTGCCGATCGCGTTGGTCTCTATGTCAAATACTGCTGTGTTCATCTTTTAAAATGGGTTAGTGGTGTCCATGACATGAGTCTCAGTGAGACGCGCTGTGTCCTTGTCGTAAGCCAACGAACACGCCACGCCTGTCTCTCCGCTAAAACGGTTCTTCAGGACCCTCACGGTTGTCTTGTTGCGATCTTCAGGGTCATCGGCTTGTTGCGACCTTTCCAGTCCCAAAACCATGTCTGAGAGTTGAGCTATGGCTTGGGAGCCCCTGAGATCCGACAGGCTGACTGCCCTTCCGTCTTCGTGGCCTCGGCCTTCAGGACGCTTAAGGTGACTCACGAGTAACAAGGCAACCTTCGTCTCTTCGACAAGAGAGCGCAGTGCGGTCATTGTGTTATCGATAAGCCTGCGCTCGTCACCGTCACCGATGCCTGAAACAACAATACTGATATGGTCGAGAACCACGAAATCAACGTCGTAGGTTTTGATCATAAAGCGAATCCTGTTGAGCAGGCTGTCTGACGCCAGGCTACCGAAGTGATCATAGACGTAAAAACGACCGGAGCCTACTGTCGCATCGAAGGCGTCCTTGAAGGCGTCGTCGCGTTCAAATGGTTCTAAGTGTAAACACTTGCCCATCTCTAGCCCGATGATGCTCAAGGCTGTCTTCTCGACCGACTCTTCGAGCGCGATGTAACCAATACACTTGTCTGTAGTTTTCATTAGGTGGTGTGTGATCACACGGCAAACCTGTGACTTGCCGATACCACTACCCGCACAGAGCGTCACGATCTCAGATTGCCGAAGACCATGCGTGAGCCTGTTGAGTCCCGCGAAAGGATACTCTAAAGACTCGACCTCATGGTGCTCTGCGATTTTCTCGTAGAGCTCTGCGCCAGACAAGATGTCGTCAGGCCTCCAAACTTTAGCGCTGAAGATCGCACTGATAATCGCAGACTTTTTGCCTTCGATAAGACAATCGTTGGCGTCTTTGTGTGGCAGGTGAGCAACCTTACACTTACCCGCAGGTAACATGTGGGCAACCTCTTCGACGGCGTTGCGTCCACTCTCGTCCATGTCGAACATTAAGATCACCTCCTGGAAACCAGAGAGCCAGTCAAAGTGTTTCTTGAACATCGACTTGGCAGACTGTGCGCCAGCGCCGAGGCTCACCACAGGGAACTCACCGCCCTGGGCTACGGCCACAGACATCGCGTCGATTTCTCCTTCGGTGACTACAAGCTTAAAACCTGGCACTGGGTTAGCCCACAGGTGCTGCCCAAAGAAGTGATCGGGCTTTCCGGCGCATCGAAAGTCTTTACCTGCGAAGCGATACTTCTGGGCGATCTTCTGGCCCGGCAGGTCGTAGTAGTTTGCGATGTGACAAGGCTTACCGTTAAGGTGGCCTACTTGGTATCTAAAACGACGGCAAGTAGCCTCGTCGATACCCCTCGACTCTAACGCGGCGTATTCTCCGTCGATAAAGTCATTATTATTATTATTATTTGTTGTATTTTCCATTGTTCTCGGTGTTCCATTCCCGGCACGAAAAACTCCACAAGCATAACACTTAGTGGAGTCGTCAGTATTTATAGTTAATGCATCGCTGCTGCCACAGTCTGGGCAGGGCTGATGCGTTAAGGCGGCGGTAAGTTGATCCATTCGTTTGGTATCTTGCTCTTTGCGTCACACCACTCAAAGCCATTGTTATCACACCACTGACCATAGGTCGTTTTACTGTTCTTGTTGATCTTTGTGTTTGCATTCTGGAATACAAAACGAACGTCTGCGTCAGGATTCTGCTCACGAACAAGTAAGTGTTTGGTGCGGTCTGAGGGCTCAAAGTAACCCTTGACTTCTAACATGATGCCATTAGGCAACACGAAGTCAGGCGTGTAGGTCTGAGGCCTTAGATAGTTAAGCTTCTGGCTCTCGTAAGAGTAGTCAACCCCAGCCCCTTCAAGGGCCGAGGCAACGCGCTTTTCTAATCTAGAACGAAAAATCCCCGTTCTCTTTGCCTTGTATCTCCTCATCACGTAGCTCATTAGTGAACTCTTCGCCACCAGAGAATCCACCCTCGACTGACCCAAAGACAGAATCTTTAGCGCCGTATTCGATTAACTCAATAATCTGGACAGAACGTAACCGAAGGCTCACTCCAAACTTACCACTGACAACCCAGATATGGGGCTCTAGTGCTAACTTGACGCGAGACCCAGTGCCAACTTGTGGCATCTTTATCTTTTTACCTGTAGAATTGTAACAGGCTACATTAAAATTAATAACACCTTTGTCACGGGTTTGACGCTGGGCGACCTGCTTGGCCATAATGTAAAAACCCTCGTCGGTTTGTCTAAACGGTGTCGAAGGGTCTTTCTTGAGTTCATCTTTGGCTTTCTCAGCCGCTTTGGCATACTCGACGTCATACAGTGCTTGGTAGTCGCTTTTCATAGCGTTCCACTCTGCTTCGGTCAGCACCAGTCTCACCTGGTATACACCGCCAGTGTTAAACTTGTAGTCTGGCTCATGGAGATGCGGGTATAGTGCTTCTCCTTCGGGTGTTACGATTAGTTTATTACTCATTGTCTTTTTCTTTCTAGTTTTGTTTTTGGTTTTACGCAAAGAAGTATGTTGACTCCTTAATTCGTTTGATATCAGCGTCACCAAACTCTGGTGGCACTGGGAAATCTAGCTCTGGGTGTTGTTCCTGTAACTGACTTCTCCACTCACTTAATAGGTCCCGTGAAAAGAAGTCAACAAAAACTTCTCTTAAAGTTGAAGAAAGTTGGTCACACTTGTTTGCGTGGGTGCCATAGCTGTCATGGATAAACGAAAAGTCGTAGATACCGTGCTCTTTGTTACACCGAACAACAGTCTCGTGGAGTGCTGCAGCGTCTAGGCTATGCACGACGTTAGGTGATGCACCGTTGACCATTCGGCGCCTACTGATTACCGTGTCGTCGTCCTCGCGGAACTTAACGCACGTCGCTTTGCCACTAATATATGTATTTACCTGCTGGTTGTGGACTTTGTAGTATTCTTGGTGGACCGGGAAGCCTGTTGGTGACACCCAGGACAACGCTTTGTTTTTGTCAGCGATAAGCTTAGCGCACGCTTGGAACCAGTCCATGCACTGCTTAGGTTTCTCTAGGACCGACTCGATGCCCTGCCAGACATGCGTGGCTAACATCTGGATCGCTTGGTATTTCACGTCGTCACTGAAAGGCTTCTCTCGCTTCTTCCCGTGGATTTGTTCATCATACCATTCATTAATATATGCCCTATTAGAATACGGAGTGAGCCCATACGAATAACACATTACTGGTCTCTTGCAGGTGCGCCTGTCGATCCCAAAGGACACCCAGGCTTTCGCTAAGTCACTCCCGTCGGCCTTGAGTGACGCCAAGGCGTTCTCGGCAACAACCCCATAGATGTCCTCTGGACTGTCCGTCGGTAAAACATTGGTGGCCTTCATGCCATAAGGATCTCTGGTTAACATCGAGAGAATCTGTAGGCCATTGTTAGACGCATCGAGGTTCACTGGTAGCGTCGAGTTAATTTTACCGTGGGTCTTGTATTCGGCCCACTCAAAACACCACGCTAAGAAAACCCATGGCTTGTCGGCTTTGGTCCAGGTGAGGTCTTGGCGTGGGTCCCTGGCGATGCGCATTGATCGCTCGGTGAACTTCTCGGCCCAGTGCCAACGCTCGTCCAGTGTGACCTTGTCGTTACCCCAGGCGTTCGCTCCGGCAACCGCGAGCCACTTGGCGTCGTTGACGTTGGCCACACGCTCACTCCGGGCAAACTGTAGTAACCCTCGGCACAGGTCGTTCCCCATGACACTCAAAGACGATGATATATTATATACTCGACCCCTAAAATCACAGTGACTCGGATAGAAAAACCGAGAGGCACTGAGCTTCTCGGCTGTGTAGATAATCTTGCTGGTGAGCAGGCGCTTGGACTTAGTGCTGGCGTTGCGCGAGTAGATCCCAGCGGCCATGCGGCGCCACTTCCGGTTTACCTCTTCGTCGTCGTGGAAGTCATTAGGAACGTCAGGGATCACCTCGTCTTCTTTCGATGGCAACGCCCCGATCTCTACGTTGTTACCCCAGGCCCACTGTGCAACCCCAAGGACCTTTGGGTTCACTACCCACGGTGTCCCCTGGATCAAGTTGCACGCTTCCATCGGTGTCTCGACGTGGCGGGTCTCGTTGTCTCTCAAGAAGTCCATGTTAGACGTCTTGATAAACGGTAGCTTTGGTAACGCGGTGCCTGCAGTGTCATAACCACCTTCCCAGATAGAACGCCAAGGCAACGGTGCGTCGGCAGTGGGCAACCAGAAGGGCTCGAATAGCTCCTTGCTGTCATTGTAGTTCTCAATCCAGTCGAAGGTAGACTTAGAGGCAGTAACGTAGCGCGTCGGCTTCTTGCCTGCTTTTTCTAATATATATACATATTCAACAAGACCAGTGACGTGACGCAACAGTTCTACCAAGGTAAGACCACAAGATAACTTGTCACGCCGCCTCCAGTCATCGTAGTCAGGCATGAGGCCTTTCGACGCTTCGTTACGCATTGAGCTCTTGATGTGCCGTCGCTGTGAACTTAGGCCACCTCGGCGTTTCTGGGCACCGAGCACAATGCCTTCGCCTTTGGCCTCGTTGTTGCGCACTAAGAAATCACAGCGGTGCTGGTCTTCGACACGCGAACCAACAAAGTGACTCACTGCCGCCATGTTTTTCTTTAGGGTAATCGAGTCGAGGACCGCCTTGATAACAATAAAGCCGATCACTGAGGGCTTCATGTCACGCAAGGATAACTGCCAGAGCGCACTGTTCCTGTTGTCCCACCCCGCGACCATCTCGTCGATCGCCTTGGTAAACGCAGGTAAACCACCCCGGATTAACCTCTGTCCGTATTTCGTTTCGCTTTCTGCTTCGCGGCCCTTCGCAGATTCCACCCGATTACGGTAACGACCAACACCGAGGTCCACCATGTCTTGGTTAAGATCTTCCTGGGTAAGCGCCTTGATCTCTTCATTTGGTGTCATTTTTTAGTAGTGCTCTGAGTTTCGCTTGTCGTGCTTTGATTCTCTTGATTGTCTGGGCGAGCATCTTTAGTTCATCCCGTATTAACTTCGTTTGCATGGTTTTTTCAGTGTCCAACATGGCTGTTTTTAGGTAAAAACGCTAATATTGTCAATTTTATTCTTGACGACCCCCGCCCCGACACACCTATAGTTACACTTAGTGATCGACTAGTGATATTCCTTATTAGTTAAAACAAATATTATTATTACACTATGGACAACAAAAGCTTCTTCAGAAAGGTGACTCTAAGTCTACTCTTAGTCTACTACTTCACATTAGTAATATTATTTATTGTTAATGAACTTTCCGGGCACGCCTAGAAATTTACGGGCACGCTGATGATAGTAGGGCGGTGTGCTGACTTTTGAACAGTGTTCAATTGATCGGTGTTTGACCAAAAGAAAAGCCCCAAGGACGAAATCCAAGGGGCTTGTTTTATGGTTGTTTTGTGCCGATCAATTAGAGATCATCGTATGCGCTTGAGGGCGTTGTGTCTTCTTCCCATTTTTCGCCAACATATTTCTGCGCCTTTCGGTTGTGAGCTCTGTTAATCTCGCAATCGTGGATTCCCATAATCTGCGAAACGACACCTGAAGGAATAGCAGTGATGTCGCACTCGTTCATTTGGTAATACTCTTGAAACTCCATGACCACCTCGAATGCACTAGCATGAGCTCGCGATAGTGCAAAAGCTAGCATCTTGTCGTCGTGGCGTTTCTGGTCTTTTGTCTTTTCTGTTTTTTTCATTTTGCTTTTTTGGTTTTTGGTTTGGTGTTGGTGATAATGTAGGCGCCTTGCGTTAGTGGTTTTCCTTGCGCCTGATTGTCTAGGACAATGTTCCAGTTAAGCGCTAGAGGAAATCCGAAAGAATCACAAGGGCCTTTCTTTTTATTAATCTTCATTTCTCCCAGTTGTTCTTGATCGTGCACCAAATGATCGCCTGGTATACACAAGGCGCCTCGTTCGCTTTCATTGCTTCCTCGATGGTCAAGCGCTCGACTCGATTATACTGTGGAAGCGTTAGGTTCTCTTGGACAACTTTGCGCCTCTTTGACCTGGTAAGACAAGCTCGCGCATGCCAGCGATCAATCACGACACAAGCGGCCTTGTTTCGCCAAGTGATAGTATTGGCAAACGCCCAGACTTTAGGGCTCTTATCTAGGACACCCTGGTCGCCTTCTAGTATCCGCCAGGCTTTCGCTTTGTTCGCATTATACGTGCAGCATCTTACCGAGTCTGCAGAGCGTCCAGTGCTCCAGGCCTCGCAAAGGTTCTGAGCGTCTAAGATGTTGCGCTCCCACTTATTAGAAGGACTAAGCGCTGCCAATACGGCTGCAGCGTTAAAAACACTTACCCCGGTGTTTCGCTCGATGTTTGACGCTATGGAGTTAGCTTCGTCATACCAAGTAGATCCTGCAGAAACTTCTTTAGGGCTCGCTAGTGATCGCCAGGTTCTAAGGTTAGCGCGTATCTCGCTGTCTTTTGTTTTCGTAAAGGTTTTCATTGGTTGATAATTAGAGTTGCGATAGCTGACCACATGATAATTATTAATATTAAAATAAAAACGTTCATTTGGTTGCCCTTTCGATCACTGTAAAGTCTAAAGTTTCTCCCTTGGTGAACGCCATGTGATCACGTTCTCCTTGGATGTCCATAAGGAGCCCAAGAGCCCTAGTGATCTCAAACTCGAGTCTATCAGCTGCATCAGCATGTCGGCGCCGTGCTCTGTTGAGATCTGCCATGACGTTATCAATTAGATCGTTCACTTGGCGCCTCCTTTCGCGTCTGGGATAATCTCTAGGCTATCAAAGAACCTCGGCGGTATGTCAGTCAGGTTCGCGAAGATCTCCGCGCCTTCTATGTTCTCCCCGGTTAACATCCAGAGAAGACCGATCTGCTCGGCTTTATATTTCTTTTTGTTCATATTGCTTTTTTGCTTTTTTGTTGCGGTGTCATTATTGACTCCAGCGAGACCCCTGTATCACAAGGATCTCTAGGAATAAATAATAATAATTAAACTTCCAAGCTCTTCTGGAAGACAGCGAATTCGCAGAGTAACTGGTAGGCGTGATGCCAACTCTCCGGGCCTCTCATATAGTCACCCCATGGATTGTCGCCATGGCTTGCCATTTCTCGATCAACTGAAATCCAAATGGACCCAAACTCAACTTCGATCTTAGCGCCTATCTTTTTGGCAAGGCGTCTTGCTTTTCCATAGTAAGGATCTTGTTTAGGGCGGACCTTACCTGCGGTTTCAAACTTAGACAGTAGTCTTTGTAGTTCTTTCATATTGCTTTTTTGCTTTTGTGTTATGACAGACGCGCTGTCATTGAGTGGATACTTGGCGATGTTGGACTATCTGTCAAATTAAAAGTGAAAAAAAAAGTAGAGCGATGAGAAGATAGCAAAGAGTGATCCCTCTGTTATCTGTAGTCATCCCTCTGTCATACCCTAGTCATCCCTCTGTTATCTGTAGTCATCCCTCTGTCATACCCTAGTCATCCCTCTGTCATCTATAGTCATCCCTCT